CCGGAATTTCGACGGTTCGATCACACCGGCAGTCATCATTCTGACGGTCGCCGGAGCCGTCAACCAGCTTGAATTTCCATTTTACGGCGAGAGCGCCGTTTCCATTCGCGGAACCTTTACGGGCTCCGCCAGCGCAAAGGTTTTGACATGACAGCCCATGGCTATGCAGTGCAGCAGGTCGGTATCAATGGAACGCTCGTAGACCCGGACCTTCCTACCCCTGTCGAATTTGCAGACAAGGTGGCGTTCGGCACCCAGAACGGCACTGCCGCCGACGCGATCCTGTTCTTTCAGGATGTGACGGGTTACGGCTCGCTGGATGTGGAAGTCCGGCAGGTGACGGGCACGTCCCTGCGCGTGGAAACATCCTTCGACGGCGTGAACGACTGGCGCGATGCGCCTGGCTACGCGATGGATCAGGTCAGCAATCCCGGCGCGTCCGCGGTGCTCACGTCAACGATCAAATATCGCATCCCGGTCGCGGGCCGCTGGATGCGCATCCGCCAGATCGGTGCGGGTAGCACGCAGGTCCGCGTCGTCGGCAGCATGATCCAATCCCCTCCGGCGGCCATTCAGGGTGGCTGCATGTTCTATACGGAGAGTGTTGCATTGCTTTCGCCTTCCGGGGTTTTCAACGGCTCGACCCGCAACAATCAGGGTTCTACAGGCGCCAGCGGCACGGCTGGCACCCGATACCGGTCATTCCTCGCCGAAGTCTTCACGGATCAGGCCGGCACGCTGTTCATCGACAAATCGACCGATGGCGCGACGTGGCGTCAGGTCGCTTCGGTTGCAATTTCCGCAGTTGTAGGTGGTAGTTCCGTCTCAGTGGAGACAAAAATCTCCGCACAATATTACCGCGTCCGCTTCGTCAACGGCGCGACCACGCAGACCATCATGCTTCTCACCTCGGCGTATCACACATGATGCGGGGCAAGCCATGGGCACGCGTGCCGGATGATTTTTTCGGCATGCACATCAACCGGATCGCGAGCAATCAGCCGATCCCGCCGCAGACGCCGTACCTTAATGTCAACCAGAGCTGGCATCGGATCTGGGACAATTACACGACGTGGAAGCTGATCAACACAGCGAGCGGTGTCTATAACTGGTCGCGCCTCGACGATGTCGTAAACATCGCGGAGAGCCACGGCTTGAAGATTATCTATGGAGCGGGATGCGCTCCTGACCATGCTGCAGGGTCAAGCACGGGCGGCAGCCAGTATAACCCGAACCCGCCGACAGAAGCCGCATGGATCGCATGGGTGACGGCATTGGTGACGCGCTATGCCGGGCGCATCCACGCCTATGAACTGTGGAACGAGCCGAACGACACCCTCTTTTGGAACGGCACCTATGCGCAGATGGCACGGCTATGCCAGCTGGCCTATCCGATCATCAAGAGCATCGATCCGAACGCGATCGTGGTGTCACCATGCCCGGCCGGAATCCTCTCCGTCCCAATCTTTGCCGGCCTGCTCGATGCGGGCATGGGTGAATATTGCGACGTGTTCGCCTTCCACGCCTATTCGGCCAGCTATCAGCCTGAGTACGCCCGGTTTGTTACCGAAAACTATCGCGGCATGGCCAATCAGAAGGGCTACCGAGCCAAGCAGCTGTGGAACACGGAGAGCGGCTTCATCCAGTATGTCAACGAAGCTGGCGCTCTGATTACCGGCCACGACCCGGCGGATGCGATGACTGCTCAGCAGGGGTCGTCCTATGTCGCCCGCTGGCTGCTGTCCATGGCAGGCGCCGCCGACAAGACGATGTACTACACCACGGATGATTGGGGTCAGATGAAACCCGTCATTCTCGACGCGCCCGGTGGCTCCACCATCCAGCCCGCCGGCCTTGCGCTCCGCTATATTGCCGGGCTCATTCAGGGAGCCCAGATCGGGCCACTGAAGTCAATCTGGCCGCGCTTTGAAAGAGACGGGATCACAAAGGACGGTCGCCGCTTTCGGGTCGTTTGGACGGCAGACTGGAAGACGCAGGAATATCCGCTCGCGGGCCTGAATGTCGTCTCGGCAACGGATTGCCGTGGCACCGCCATTGCCATCGCGGGCGGCTCAATCACCGCAACGATGGAACCGACCATCCTCTTTTGCCGGCGCTGATCTAGGACGTAAAACATGCCCGATTTTCGGACAATCCACACCCGCATGGGCCTTATCTCGATGGCAGAGGCCGAAGCCACCGGCACGCCTGTCAATCTCACCCACATGGCCGTGGGGGACGGCAATGGCAATGCGGTGACGCTGGATGAAGTGCAGACGACATTGGTGCGTGAACTGTTCCGCGCGCCCATCAACCGCGTCTTTCAGTCTCCCACCGATCCGAACCGCTTCACCGCTGAATTGATCGTGCCGGCAACGGCCGGTGGCTTCACCATGCGCGAAGTCGGCATTTTCGATGCTGACGGCAGCCTGTTCGCGGTTGGCAACCTGCCCGCCACCTACAAGCCGGTCGCGACCGAAGGCGCCTATGCGGACACGGTCGTTCGCCTGGAATTCATGGTGACAAATGCCGATGTGGTCACGCTCATCCTTGATCCGAACATCGCCGCCGCAAGTCAGCTGTGGGTACGCAACAACATCCACGAGATTCCCGCTGGCGGCACCACCGGACAGGCTCTGCTGAAACAGTCGAACGGCGATTATGACGCGGACTGGCAATCGATCGGCGACCTCAATGTCGTGGTGGAGGTGATCGAGGAAACGCAGGAACTGGCCGCAGATCAGACTGTCGTCATCCTTTCGCTCACCACCACCAACAGCCTCGCCATCTATGTCGAGGGCGTGCGCCTGCGCCCGGACGAATGGACGCCGGATCCGCTCAATTCGACCCGCCTGACCCTCGGTCAATCCTATCCCGACGGGACAAGGATCGTCGCAACCCAAAACGAGCCCAATGGCAATGTCGGCGCGCCCCTGATGCAGACGCTGAACCTGTATGACGTGCCTGACAAATCCGCCGCGCGTGCCAATCTGGACGTGTTCAGCCGGGCGGAAGCGCGGCAGATGTCCCCCGCCGGCCAGATCGCCTATTTCGCGCGCAACGCCGCCCCCGCCGGATGGCTGAAAGCCAATGGCGCGGCGGTATCGCGCGCCGCCTATGCAGATCTGTTCGCGGCGATCGGCACCACCTTTGGCGGCGGTGACGGCTTCAACACCTTCAACCTGCCTGACCTGCGCGGCGAATTCATTCGCGGATGGGATGATGCACGCGGTGTCGATATCGGCCGCAACTTCGCCAGCTGGCAGGGTAGCCAGAATATTTCACACCAGCACAGCGGCACCAGCGACGCGGCCGGCGATCACATCCATGCCGGGAACACCGCAAACGGCGGCTCCCATATTCACGCCGCCGCCACGGCCGGGGCCGGTGGACACACCCATGATGGCGGCACAGGCGGGGCCGGCGGTCACGCCCATGGCGCATCGGCATCTGACGTCGGGAATCATCAGCATGCCCTGGCATCTGGCCCGCTCTCCAGCGGCAATACCACCCTGACGATCGGCGGGACGCTTGCCGTCGAGAAGACCTCTGAAGGCGACAGCGGCTATCGTCTGATCAACAATAATAGCCTCGCCACGCCTACGCTTGGCCTTTCCAGTGCATCAGGCGCCCATAGCCACGCGATCACCATAGCGGGCGTCGGGGATCACGCGCATGGCGTCTATATCAACGGCGTCGGGGACCACGCCCATGGCGTCACCATCGCGGCGTCAGGGGATCACGCGCATAGTTTCAACACCGCGGCGGCGGGCCAGCATATCCACGGCTTCACCACCGCTGCATCCGGCGGCAACGAAGCCCGGCCGCGCAACATCGCGCTGCTCGCGTGCATCAAATATTAAGGGGGCAGCATGTCGACGAAGCCAGCCTATCAGTTCAACCATGCCGGCCAGTTCGCAGGCGAAACGGAAGCGGATGAAAGCCCGCTTGAGCCGGGCGTGTTCCTGCTGCCGGCCCGATGCACATTCGTCGCGCCACCGGCCGAAGTGCCGGATGATAAACGGCCCCGCTGGAACGGTGCCAGCTGGTTGCTGGAAACGCGCCCAGCCTCTGCCGCGCGGGACGATGCGCTCTCCAAGCTGGAGCAGTTCCTGTCGGCGAACCCCGATGTCGCAAACTTTCTTGCTTCGTCAGGCGCGCTCCCGCAAAACGACATCTGACGAGAAAATTAAAACAGAGCGAAGATAAAATTTATATTCATATAAATAATGAAGAGAAAATATTCAAAATCAAAAACCTCTGTCCTACACATTTCGTAAAAATGCATATGAAACACCCAATCATGATTTAAGATGGTGGTTCATATGTCTACATATTATATTAGCTCAAACGGAGATGACTCAAATACTGGACGTGATCCCAGCAGCCCTTGGCAAACATTGGCCAAAGTTGCTGCAACGACGCTTTGGCCGGGCGATGTTATCCTTTTCCGTGCTGGCGATACATTCTACGGCATCCTCCAATGCAACTATGGCGCAGCGATTCCCCGAACACAGGATGTGCGGCCGATCGTATGCAGTTCCTATGGAGCGGGCGCGAAGCCAAAAATCTCTTACTATAAGCGTTTGGTGACTGGAAATTGGACGAATGAGGGCGGAGGTGTTTGGTCATTTCCTATCAACAACAACGGTGGAGTTGTTGTTACAGGAAATTACACGATCGTCGGTGCCAACGGAGCAAATATTGGATTTCTGAGAGTCGATGGTCAGATTTTCGGTTTCAAGCGGAAAACACTTGCTGAACTTACTCAGCCCCTGCAACCGACCGCACAGACTGAATGGCAGGTTCCAAGGTCGCCAGCGCAATGGGACTTCTTCAGCAACGAGGTAGACAAGCTTTATGTTTACTCGCCAGCTGGTGATCCTTCACTTCTCGCAACGGAAATTCTGGCTGCGCCTAACGGCAATCTTGTTACGTCGAACCTAAACGGAATGTCCATAAGCGGCCTTCATTTTGAAGGCAGCGGTGGCCATTGTGTTGGTTCGATCAGCGATTGCTTGTTCGAGAATAATGTCGTGGCAGAAATCGGCGGGAGCCGTTTGCTGGCTGACGGCACGCGTTACGGCAATGGATTTCAGAATTACGCTAACGGCGGCACCCAGGCTCGATGCCGGATTCGAAACAACGAGTTTCGGGACATCTACGATGTCGCATTTACATGTCAGGGGCCGAATAATACGCTCGCGACGCATGGCTTCGAAGATATCGATTTCAGCCAGAATGTGATCCTGCGATGCTCACAGGCATATGAATTTTGGGCGACATCCGGCAATCAGGTGGCAGACCCGGCCGCAGACCCCAATGCCGGATTCCGTCGCATTCGCGTTGTCGGCAATCAGGATATCGATACGGGTTTCTGTTGGGGATATGACACGCGAACGGACCAGCTCGCAGGCGGCGTTAGTAAGGGCGTGCCGCTGCTCACCTATCCTATGCTCGTGCCTAAAATCGATATCATCATCGACAGGAACGAGAGCTATAATCCCCGGTCGCTTGCTTTTTTTCTTACCCCACCTGCTCCTGGATATAAGTGGACAAATCACAGGGTTTTCGCTCGGCCAGGTACCGGGCTTGATCCCAGAAGTGTTCCCGGTTCGGTCGTAGACAATTTTGACGCCTATATTTTGACGACGGGGCGCGGCCAAGGAAGCGTATTTTTCCCGCTTGATGAAAACCCAAGCGAACTGGACGTACGGTCCAACGTTCAGCAAATTTTGTCGTTTATCAACTCTGTGGCGCTAAAAACCGAACTGCTCGAAGACGCGCTACGTGCAGTTGGAGGAACTGCCTCTCAGGCGCTGGAAAGCGCTAAAACCGCTCTTCTCCCTATATTTAGCCAGGCGAATCTTCCCGCGAGTGCCTATGGGTCCGGCCAACTGGCATATGTCACGAATATCGGCGGCTCAGGCGGCTTGGTGATGTCGCTTTTTAATAAGTGGCGACGCCTTAGTACGGGAGGTGTCAATTCGTTCAGCGGTGCGGGAAATCATACCATCTCATACCCGCTTTCTGCCTGCATGGTGAAATATGTTGGTGATCAGACGACGTCTAACGCCAACACCATCCTATCATCGCCTGGACAAATTAGCGGTGCCGAGATTGAATTGGTGAGAACAGCCACCGGCACCGGCCGGCGGATCGTTCAAGCTACAAACGCTGCAGGCACGTCTGTCAATCTTGTGTCGCTAGGACAGAATTCCTGGGCGAAGTTCAGGGGAGACGACGGGACGCCATATATTTGGCACCTGGTTGCTTGGGGCGGCGATGTGATCATTCTTTGAAATTATAAGGGAAAGGCCCCGAAAGGGGCCTTTCCTGTCTAGGTATCGGGTTTTCTCTGACATCAGAACCCACCCCCCGGCATTTGGATAGCCGCCTGTCCAAATGCAGGCACGCGAAAGCTGCCGTGCCCCGCGCCATGGTCCGCCCATGGCCAGTTTCCACGATACAGAACAGCAGGTTGGCGAGGCGATCCAATATGGCCTCGTCGCGTCCGTCGATCATGCCAATGCCACCTGCACCGTCACACTTGGCGGGCTGACCAGCGGCGAACTGCCATGGGTCGCCCAGCGGGCCGGCGGTTTGCGCTGCTGGTCGCCGCCCACCGTGGGGGAGCAGTGCCTTGTCCTGGCACCGGAGGGCGATCTGGAAAACGGCCTCGTCATCCTTGGCCTCTATTCCGACGCGAACCCGCCACCCACCAGCAATCCTGACGTCGTTCACATGGCGTTCCCGGATGGCGCCGCGATCAGCTACAACCACGCCGCCCATGCCCTAGCAGTCTCGCTGCCCGCCGGCAGCACGGCGACGATCGACGCGACGACCATCACGATCAACGCCGACGATGTCACGATCAACGCCAATGTGGCGGTGGATGGCGATGTCACGATCAGCGGCACGGCAACCGCGAGCGAAGACGTCATCGGCGGCGGCAAGAGCCTGAAGGATCACAGGCACGGCGGCGTACAGTCCGGCGGTGCGCAGACCGGAGCGCCGCTCTGATGTCCGGTATGGCACGCACCTCCGGCGCCGCGCTCGATGGCCTTGAACATATCCGGCAATCGATCGCCGATATCCTCTCCACACCCATCGGCACCCGCGTCGGCCGCCGTGGCTATGGATCGCTGCTACCCGATCTGATCGACCAGCCCATGACCCCGGCCAATATCCTGCGGGTCTATGCCGCCACGGCAGTCGCCGTTTCGCGCAACGAAGACCGCATTCGCCTTCGCCGCGTCGGCCTAGCTGCCGGGGATCGCCCTGGCGCCGCCACCATCATCCTTGACGCGGAGCGGACCGACACCGGCGCCGCAAACAGCCGCGCCCGCCTCGTCCTGCCCCTCAATCTCTAGCCCCGATCCCAGCCTCAAAGGAACCGAATATGGCATTCAAGCATGGAATCACCCTTATCGAAATCAGCGACGGCGCCCGCACGCTGACCGCCGTTTCGACCGCCATCATCGGCCTTGTCGCCACGGCGCCCGATGCCGACGCCGATATCTTCCCGCTCGATCGTCCCGCGCTCATCACGGACATTGAGGGCGCCATTGGCGACGCGGGCACGGACGGCACGCTGGCCATCGCCCTGCGCGCCATCGCCGATCATGCCCGCCCGATCGTCGTCGTCGTCCGCGTCGAGGAAGGTGACACGCCGGCCGAAACCGCCAGCAACGTCATCGGCACCACCGGCGCCGACGGCGTCAAGACCGGCATACAGGCGCTGCTGGCCGCGCAGGCGCAGTTGGGCGTCAAGCCGAAGATCCTCGGCACGCCGGGCCTCGAAACGCAGGCTGTCACCACCGCTCTGGCCGTCGTCGCACAAAAGCTGCGCGGCTTCGCCTATGCCCGTGCCATCGGCGAAACCGTCGCCGCCGCGACCCTGTATCGCGCCAATTTCAGTCAGCGCGAACTCATGCTGCTGATGCCCGATTTCCTCGCATGGGACACGGCGACCAGCGCGGACATCACCAGCTATGCCGCCGCCCGCGCCATGGGTTTGCGCGCGCTCATCGATACCCAGACCGGGCCGCACAAGACCCTGTCGAACGTGGCGGTGGAAGGCGTCGTGGGCCTGACCAAGGATATCCACTGGGACATCGAGGATCAGTCCAGCGAAGCCGGCCTGCTGAACGCCAAGGAAATCACCGCGCTCATCCGCACGGACAGCGGCTATCGCTTCTGGGGCAACCGCACCTGCGCGGATCCGGCCAGCCTCTTCGTCTTCGAAAGCACCGTGCGCGTCGCGCAGCTGCTGGCCGACACCATCGTCAACGGCATGATGTGGGCGCTCGACAAGCCCCTGACGCCCGCGCTGGCCAAGGACATCATCGAGACGATCAACGGCTTTTTCCGCCAGTTGAAGGCGCAGGGGATCATCCTGGGCGCCAATGCATGGTTCGATGAGGCGAACAACAGCACCGCCAGCCTCAAGGCCGGCAAGCTGCGCATCGACTATGACTACACCGTGCCGCCACCGCTGGAGGATATGGGTTTCAACCAGCGCATAACGGACAGCTATTTCGCCGACTTCGCGAGCCAGCTGACACAGGCGGTCTGATCCCGCCCCCCTTTCCCCTTTCATCACATAGGAGCCAGCGATGGGACTGCCCCGCATCCTCAAGAACATGAACTTCTACAACGAAGGTTTCGCCTATGGCGGCGAAGCCAAGACCGTCACTCTCCCCACCCTCACCCGCAAGATGGAGGATTATCGCGGCGGCGGCATGACCGCTCCGGTGAAGCTGGACATGGGGATGGAGGCCATGGAACTGTCCGCAACCTTCGGCGGTCCCGTCCGCGATGTCCTGCGCCAGTGGGGCACCAGCACGGTAGACGGCGTCTACCTGCGCTTTTCCGGCTCCTATCAGCAGGACGACAACAGCAGCGTCGACACGATCGAGGTCATTGTGCGCGGCCGCTATTCCGAGATCGAAATGGGCGATCAGGAAGTGGGCGAGGCTGGTGAATTCAGCATCACCATGGCCGTCGCCTATTACAAGCTGGTCTGGAACGGGCGCACGGAAATCGAAATCGATCCGCTCAACATGGTTGAAACCGTGGGTGGCGTGGACCTGAGCGTGAACCTGCGCGCCTCCATCGGCATCTTCTGATCCCCCTGCCCGGCGCGCGTCGCCGGGCCACCCCTTATCCCTGAATTTTGGAGAGCATCATGAGCGAGCCCACCGACCC